GTACCGTACTTATAGGATGCCATTGTTGCTTGTGAGTTATTACCATTCAAGTTACCAGCATCAAAGATGCCAATCCGAGACGGATCAACTTTGTGACAATGTACAACTTCGTCTCTTGTATCTTTACGATACATTCTGAAATGACCTTCTTCGGTTTGAACACTTAATGGAGTTATCTGTAAATCGACATTGCCTTCTTCTCCTTCACTTGGAATTGTAATACAAATAGCTGAATGAGGATTCTTGATGACTTCTCTTATCTGCTGTGATATACGATATTTCAAAGTTTGGGTTACATCATACTCAGGGTCTTCTGGATCCACATCGTAATCTGCGAAGTCACCAGTCACAGTGATTGCGAACTTCGGCATTCCATAGTTTTCAAAGAAACTATAATTGTAACGGACTGCTGATATGTCACCTTTAATACTACCTAATGCTGATACGATAGGTGGTCTTCCATAGTAATCGGTTCCTGGTGCATACTCCATTGTCCATAATAACTCATTCGCTCTATCATGAGGAGCAAGACTATTATAGGGATGGAATTGTCCGGTATCAGCATGAACATCAACCTTGTTACCATTGTCATCATAATTCTTACCGTAGATAACAAACCATACTCTACGACCTCCTGGTGTAATATGCACAACACGTTTCAAATCGGAATGTCTACGCAATGTATGTGCAGGAATATGCTTCAACTTAGTAATATCAGATTCACTGGTGGTATCACGGATTACTTCCAATGCACCATAACCAACCGCTCGACGGTCATAAACCATTCTTTGCAAATGAGTATTAATCGATGGGGTACAATTATCCAATACTTCAATGAATCTTTCCTTCTCAGCTTCCACTGGTTCCATATTCTCTACTGGTTTCAAAGTATAACTTACACCTGAAGTATCAACGGCTACCGCATCAACACAACTGGCATGATAAGTATACAAATCAAGTAACTTAACCAGGTCACCAGGATTATACTTAGGGTCCAGTATAGTAGTGCCTTGTTTGAATTGTTTATCAACTATTTGTTTACTACCATCATAATCAACATCAGCCTTAAGTGCATGCTTATTTAATTCTAAACTGTCAATTACATTATACTTGTCATCTTTAACTGTTACAACAAAACTATCACTACTTCGTTTCATGAATATCACGCTATTACCTTTCTACGTTTACGAGTCCAGAATCTTGCAGCTCCAGTACCTGTATCAACAAGGTCATCAACACCACCATCTTCACCAGTAAACTCAACAAGATCATCAACAACCATGTCGAAAATTGAATCTGCAATCAACACTTTACCATCTTCGGCCAATGCTTGCAAATCAAAACTACGAGTTAATTTGTCTCCGGCTTTACGAACTCTATCAGGTCGGATATGCCAACCTCTAAGTTCAGGTTGTCTAATTATCTTATCTAATAATACTTTAGGAGAGGCCCCTCCTTCTTGTTCAATACGAACACGAGTCTCTTTGCCATCTCGTAAACATGTGTCTAAAAAATAATCATTAACTCCTTTAGCAGTTAATTTCCTTTTAATCTGCTTTCTCCAGTATAAGTATTCTCCATCCCAATAAGTGAGACTTGCAGCGGTTGCGTCTCCATCTTCTCCACTTGCACCTAAATCCCAATATCGTAGACTTGGCAAGTCTTCAACCATTGCATCCATATCCTTATCAAGTACTCTACTGTTACGGAACCATTTACGATAGAATACATTTCCTTCCGGTTCCTTTGGGTCTCCTTGATACACTGCATTAAATCTAAAGCTGCCCATCTCACGTTTAATTGCAGATAGTTCTTCAAGGGATTTTTGTTCAGGCCATAATGGTTCTCCTATATCTCTACCTAATGGGTCATCTTCTACTGCCATTGCGGGTAGGTTTAATATTACCCATGTTCCATATGGGATTGTTCCGCCATTCCTTAATGTTTGAATGGCTTCGTTGAATGGGATATGAGGTTCGTTTGGTACTCTTTTGTCCCCGTCTTTCTTGTAAAGTATTTGTCCAGCAAGGTCATCTATGTTCAATCGTTGCCATATTCCAATTACCCATGGCTTCTCTCCGCCTTCAATGTCAGCGTTTAATCTTGTCTTTGCTTCAGTAAACCACCAGTCATTCAATTCTTTCTGATGGGTTTTACTCCTTGCTTTTTTGAAACCTTTAGTTGGATCATCAATGATGAAACCATTTGCACCTTCACCAAGTATTGACCCGCCAACACCGGCAGTTACTAATCCGCCTTTGTGGTCTTGTATATTCCAACTGTGTGCAGCTTGACTATCCTGGGCTAATCTTATCGGTTCATGGAATGCTGCTTCTCCAACATATCCGAGTAGGTTTCTGACTCTTCTTCCCCATTTCCGGCTGAAGTTGGCGGAGTGTGTTGTGAGTATGACTCTCTTGTCAGGGAAGTATCCGAGGAACCATGTTAAAAAATAGTATGAGATTAATTCTGATTTGCCGTGTCTTGGCGGCATGAATATCATTACACGGCTTACTCTACCAGTCACTACGTATGTTAATAGTTCTATGACTATGTCTAAATGTTTGAATCGTTGCCATGTTCCTCTGCTGGCTATTTCTGCAAATGTGTTGATTGGTAGGTATTTTTTTGTCATTGTAAGTGTAGACCATTTTGTTTTGTATCTTCTATTAGTTCGTTGTAGGCTTGTTGGAAGTCCAATTCGAGTTTAGTTTCTTCTTTGATGTTAGCATCAATGTCTGCCGCAATATCATGTTTATTAAAATCAGTTGGCTTTTCCTTGTCAATGTTTTTATTAGATTGAATGTTGTTTAAACCTTGAGTAGCATCTTTAAATCTTCCACCAATAAACCCGTCATCTTCTTTGACCTTTTCATTGACTCTAACCCATGCTTCGTATTCAGTATCCTCTTTCAAAAGGTATTTATCTATAGCTCTTCTTCTGTCTATTCTTTCATATTGTTTTATTAAAAAAGCATTTTCGAACTTCTCGTGTTTGTCTCTGCGATTAAACCAATCTTGACATGCACATAAATCGCTGAAGGTGGAATCAGAATAAGGTTCATATTTCAGTTCTATACCTAAGAAAAATTCTCCCTTCTTTCTCCCTTTAATCTCCCTTTTGAAGTCTTCAAGGGTCCCACCATGTTTATCAAATAACTGATAGAAATGATGTTGTTTGTTGGTTTCGCATTCTTGTTGTTCCCATTCAGGGTATTTTGGTTCTATCCTTGTTACATCTGCCATAATACGAAACCTCCGTGATTATTAACATTGTTATATTATATTGATCTATATGAAATGGAATATTGTGTTCACTATCAATGCCAGTACTGCTATGATTAATGAGTATAATGCGATTTGCATGTTATTTCTTTTGTTGGTGTCTGTTTTTACTTCGTTGAAGAATCTCTCGTATAATTCGATTTTTGTTTCGAGTTTTTCAACACGTTTGTCTATTTTGATGTCTTTGGATTCGCTGTTGAGTACCAACTTATTAACGTTCTCGGTCAATACATCGATTTTGGTATTGATTTCTTTGAGTTCTTCTTTTAATTCCATTATGCTTTGTTCCTTGTATTCGCTTTTTGTGGTTAGTTGAGCTATTTTCAATGAGTGGTCTTGTATTAGTTCTTCGTGGATGCATGAATGGTTAGTCATCCATATCATCCTCGTAGATGTATTCTTCGTTGAGTATTGGTTCTTCGCCGGTGATTTCTTCAGGTGCGTTGCCTAAGATTGCTAATGTGTTTGGGTTTCGGCTTGACCATATTGCTATTATTAGTGTGATTACGCTCATTAGTACTGTGGCTAATTGTGCTTGGTCTACGGTGTATCCGAAGTAGGCTAATGCTCCGGTGATGCAGATTGCTAAAAAAGTTGCTATTGTACTGATATTATTGGTTTCCATTGTATTAAGGCTCCATTTATATGAATTAATAAAGGAACCTATGGAAGATTTAGGTAATATATATGAGGTGTCTTAAAAAAACGGCAGAGATTACTTTTTTGATGAAAAAATGCACGTACGTAGATTAAATGAAATAATTTGTTGCTATTTGGTTTTCCACAGGTTCCTTATGAACTTTTCTTTCTGTCTTTCGATTTCATCGTGATGGACGATGCTGAATATGGTGGTGTCTATGATTACGGTTCCACATTTCATGCAGTAGACTTCGGCATGGTGGCTGTCATATACGGTATACCTTGTGTGTTTGCATTCTGGGCATGGCATTCGTACATGTTGGAAGCTGTATTCATTTGACATTTTTATCCTATATTCATATTATAGTAAGAACATTTAGAACATTCGTAGGTTTAGTCGGTCTATTTCGTTCTGTACTATTTTTTGTTCTCGTTCGTCTTCGGGGTGTTTGTGTGGTCCTATGGTTCGTGTGCCTAATAGTGTTTGGTGTAGTCGTGTCCGGTTTTTCCTGTAGTATGTTGAGTTGTAGATTCTGCGTTTTTCTTTTCGGGCGTTGTCGCTACATTGTTTTGAACAGTAGGTTTGTCGGTTGTGTTGTTTGGTGAATGTTTTTCCGCAGTAGGCACATTTCATTTGGGGATATTTGATTTCAACTTTCATAACTATCTTCACTTATGCTCATTAGTATTCTGTCTGCAAGATTATCACCAATCCCATTGATTTTTATTAGGTCTTGGTGTGTTAAATTGAATAGGTCTTCCATTGTTTTTAGGTGGCAGGTGTGGACTATGTCTTTTGCTCTTTTTGCGTTTACTCCGTATATGCAGTAGCATAGGTAGTTGAATGCGGGGTTTCGGTGTTTTC